CCATAAGGCCATTCTCCGGCTTGACGCTCTCCACCCACATTTTGCCGGTTTGGGCCGCTCCGTCCACGACCTTGATGTCGTCCTCGTTTCCGGGGCTCCAGCCGTCCCACACATGGTTGGTATCGTTGAAACGGATCAGCAGCTCGTCGCTGCGGGATGCGGCGTGCATATCGTGGAAACACTCATTGACGCTGATGTCGTCGTAAATATTCACGCCTTTATATATAATCTGCATCCGGTCAATGGCCTTGCCGCCCTCGTCCGCGTCCTCCGTAAAGCTCAGGGCGATGGTGGCAAAGGTCATATTACCGGAGCCGTCAAGCTCGGCCGCGCTCAGGTTGACGTTGTCGAGCTGGAGGCGGCGGGGGCCAAAACGCCGGCCGGCCAGATAAAAGGGGCCGACACGGCCCACCAGCCGCATCCACGCATCCAACTCTCCGCGAGGGTTGCCGCCGGTTACTATGGCCGTGTCATACTCCAGCGTGAGGGGCTGGAGCTCGTAGCCCTTGACCTTGTTCGTGCCCTCCTTAGCGTCGCCTGTGCTCTTGAGTTTGTAGGAGGTTGTGAGGCCGTGCAGGGCCTTTATAATATCCGGGGACACTTCCCACCGCATACCACACCATCGGGCCTGTACGGCCATTTTCAGCGCCTCCTTACTGGGTCATATTCTTCGGCCGCCTCCATGGCGGCAGTGTCTCGGGTGACTCCACGCTTTCAAGAATGGGTATCCTCAGCTTTTCGCCGCCGTCAAAAATGACAACGTCGATCAGGTCGGGGTTGGCCTGCATGATATAGTGGGCCATCCGCTCCTCGGTGTAGAACTTGAAAGCGATAGAGTCGAAGGTCTCGCCGCCTGCGGCCGTGTAATCAAAATAGCCCTTCACCTTCTGCATACGTTCCCGCCTTTCTGTGTCTGAGAAATTCCTCCAGATAGTCGAAAAACTCGGGCTCACATTGTTTTATAGCTTGCATAATGTCATTTACTATTTGCTTGCCGCCACCACCGCCGCCCTGTACGGTAACTTGCGGCGCGAATGAAACGCCGCCGAGGTCGTAGACAACAGTGGTGGAGCTGCCGGTGTTGATAATGTCGCCGCTGTCGTAGTCGGCAGCGCCGAGCATACGGCCGGCCTCAGCCCAGTACGCGAGGTTCTGCGACCTGTAAGTGGGATTAAAGCTGATCACGGCCTCCACCGGGTAGTATGGATCTTCGCCGGCGATTGACAAGCCGGAAGTAAAGCCGCCGGCCGCATATGCCGCCGCGGCAGTGTCGCCCATTTCCACGGTCGCGTTGCCTGTGAACAGGTCAACCACCCATCCGAGCCCGTCGGCTACCCATCCGACGACCTTTGATATCCAGCCGACAATAGTGGCCAGAACGTCCGCGATCGGGCCGAGAGCGCCGAGGAGCGGGGTCAGGAGCGGCAGAAAGGCACTGATCAGGGGGGCGAATAAAGGCAGCAGCGCCTCCACAAGCTGCATGATTGGCGGCAGCAGCGGGAGCACAACGTCGGTCAGGAGTTGCATCGCCACGTCCAGCAGCGGGGTTAATACAGGAATTAACGAGTTGATCAGTTGCATAATAGCAGGCAGGATCGCCTCGATTAACTGCCCGAACAGGGGCAGGATTGGTATAATGGCCTGATTGAGCAGCGCGAGCGCCACGTCCAGTACCGGCGTTATAACCGGCAGCAGGGCGGCGAGTACCTCGGCCAGCACCGGGAGGATTGCCGCGCCTATCTCCGAAAGCATAGGCAGGATCGAAGTCAGGAGCTCCGCAACCGGTGGGAGGATGGCCTCGACTATCTTCATAAGCGGCGGGAGTAACGCCTGTGCCAGCTTGAGGATTGGGGGCAAAAGCGACGATATCAGCTTGGTCAGAATAGGCAACAGGCTCGCGGCGAGGTCTGCCAGCAATGGCGCGAGATCCTCCAGCGCGGCGGCCGCGCCCATGAGGAACTCCTCGACAAACGGCGTCGCCGCTTCTACAGCGTCCCCGATAATCGGGACGATCTTCTCCATGAGGCTAGTGAGCGTCGGCATAAAGCCGTTGATCCCGTCGAAAATGGTATTGGCCATCGGCTTGAGCGCGACCTCAAGCCCCTGCTTCATTACCTGCAGGCGCTCCGCGAAGTCGTAGGTGTCATCTGCCGCGCCGGCGATGGTTTCCTGGTTGGCCATTAGTTCGGCGGTGAGATCTCCCACCGCGAGGGAACCGTCCCGGATAGCGTCGGCCATGGTGGAGCCGGCACGGGCCCCGAATACCTCCGACGCGATGGCCGCGGCCTCGGCAGCCGTTTCGGCCTGCTCGATCTGCTCGACGTACATGGCAAGGCCGTCGGCCGCGCCGATTCCTTCCTTGGCCAGAGTACCGACGGACTTTTTCATAGCTCCGAGCACTTCGTCGGCATTTACACCAGCCTTGTCGAGCTGGCCTATGAGAGCCGTGGCCTCCTCGAAGGAGTAGCCCATATCTTGGAGCTGCGGGCCGAATTGCTGCACCTTTGACAGCAGATCGGTAAAGCCGGTTCCGGTACTCTGGCTCGCCTTGAACACATAGTCCATGGCGTCGCTCATGCCTACGGCGTCTATATTCCATTGCTGGAACGCCTGGGACGACTCCTCGATCACGCTGCCGAGGTCGTCGCCGAGCATGTCGCTCACCTGTATGGCCTGCTTGGAAATCTCCTGCAGTTCCGAGCCGGTGAGACCGAGGCGGGTGTTATAGTCCGCTATGGCCTGCGCGCCGTCCTCCATAGTGGTCGGAATACTGGAGTAGACGGCGTCGAAGTCCTCCAGCAGGTCATCGAGTGCGTCCCCGGTTGCTCCGGTGCCGATGCGTATTGAGTCGGTCACAGAGTCAAATTGTCCTCCGAGATCCAACAGATACGCACCGGCATCCATTACAGCGGTTGCCGTTACTATTGCGATTGTGCCGACGGCTGCGCCGACAGCGATGGCCTTTAGGTTTATGCCTTCGAGTTTTTCGACGACGTCCTCGACCACTTTACCCAGAGAGGGGTCAATGTTTCCCGCGACGTCGACAACTGCCTGCAAAACCTTTCCTTTGGCCAAAGTCTCACCTCCTCCTGCCGCCTCGAATTACAACCCGTGGAGGCATGGGCCGGGCGGCCCGGCGCTGGCGTTCCTGTTCTGCGTCCTCCGCTGCCTCGCGCCAGTCAATAAGAAAATCAATCAGTCGTTTTCGGTAGAGCTCTCCGTTGGTGGTATGATAGGCTCGCCCGTAGTCTCGAACGGCTCGCCGGAGTCGCTTGGGCTTGAGGTTGCCCCCGGCTTCGCTAAAGTAAAATTTCTTCCGATCCTCATAATAGGAATCAGGTCTGAACCCTTGATTCGCTCCAGATCCTTGAGGTCATACTCCGGGTTTACGGCGATAATTGCCATAAAGCCGAGGTATGTCTGAAAGCCGTAATCAGTCTCGGCCACAACCTTGGAGCTCATTCCGGCCTTGCCGCCGGATTGGCTTTTCACGGCGTCAGCCTGTGCGAACATCTGCACCGTGATCTCGTTGGCGTCATATGCGAGCTCGGAAATGGTCTTGCCGTTAATCTCGATCGGGTTATTTAACTTGAGGGTGTCCATGTAATACTCCTTTCAAAGAGGAGCACCGCCCCACATGGAGGCGGTGCCACGGTTATAGCAGGCTTTGGATGCTCTTGGCGTAGTCCGTGCCGTTAAAGCGAAGGATAGGCACGAGGGGAGCCACGCACCAGTATTCCTTGCCGGCCACGAACAACTCGTAGCGGACAACAGCCAGCGCGATCTCGCTCTCGGACACGTTGCCCGGCGTCAATTCAATACCCGGCGCTCCCTTCGGAACGCACCGGAGAAAAGCCTTGCAGCCCTCCGGCTTGCTGATACCCTCCTCGTCGACCACGTTCTGCACCCATCGCGCCTCATACTTGGCAGACTCTAACGGCAAAATTGCCGCGAGCTCGGCATCCAGCCCCTTTTTGCCGATACTCGCCTCCATGGCCTGCACCCGGGGCATCGGCAGCGTGATAACGCCGCCGGGGGCGTCGTAGTCGTTGGTGGGGAATGTGACGGCAGGCAGCTTGATGGTCACTTCCCGACCGACGAGCTTGCCGTTCCGGTAGAAGGTATCGGCCAAAACCGGGCCTTTCAGATCGATCCACCCTGCCATTTATGCCACCTCCTCGTCGTTGTAGTAAGCGGAGAAGCCGGTGTCGGTGTAGGCCACATAGACAGATGCGGACTTGAGCGGCGGTGTCGGCGTGACGGGAATATCCCACCGAAAATCACCGTTCATAAGGTCGGTTTTGGGGTTCTCGGTCTCAAGGAACAGCACCCGGGGGCTGCCGAGCAATGCGCCCATAGTCACCAGCGCGTCGAGCTTCTCCTGCTCGCGGTTTATGATCCGGTCTTTGATCTGAAAGGTCATGGGATCGTCAATTGTCGGGCCCCACTCGCGTTGGAAACTGTTTGTAATATGCATGAGCATTCGCATGCTCACATCGAAGATAGCGCGGGGATCCACCATTTCGTCGCCGTAGGTATATGCCGCGGTGTGGTCTCCCCACAATACCCATTTGCCACCGCGAGAGATGGCGGTGCTGATCCCTTGGCTGGTGAGATCCTTTGCCAGCTCCTCGTCGAAGCCGCGGTTTGTGCTGCCCTCGCCAAAATACTGCCGGATAATGGGGATCTGCGTGTTGCCGCACGTCTCCATGGGGACGGACTTGTGGGAAAAATCGGCCCGCATGAGCTCCACCATGGCCAGCGTTGACAGGTGGAATATTCGGCCGTTGTTGTCGATCCCCTGCGGCCAGTAGACCTTTGTGCGCTCGCTCTGGTACCCGTTGGCACGCCGCCACGCCTTGGCCTTCTCGATGGTGTCCACCTTCTGGCCGCCGCTGTCCACCAGTGGAATATCTGCAGGGGAGAAGGCATCCCA